CTGCTATCTTGGTCTCCATGCTTTGTTCCGTCATTTGGATACCATGTATCATACATGAATATGTAGTAAAGTGCAACTCCTACTGCAACTAATAATATGGCACACATTATATTGACAGACCATACTATATCACTCATGATACCTTATTACCATATGAACTTGCTTCTGTCGAGTTAGGATTATCTCTTAAGTAATCCATATAATTAAACCCCGATCCTTCAGGGTAAATATACTTTCCATTCTCATCAAAGTTAGGTAACTTTGCTCTTGATTCTGGTGTTGGATATTTAGGGTAAGGTCTTTTCCCTGCCCTCATCTCATTACCCTTTCTCCTCCTCATCTGATTACCAGTCTCATGGTCTTCAGGCATAGTAGGCCAAGAAGTTCCTAAAATCCTTTTAATATCTTCTTTGGTATAACCTTTCATTTTGGTGGTCCTGCTACACGAGGTTCGGTATCTGGCACTTCATGTGGATCCATCTTTCCTTTTGGTAGGTAAGCCAGTTCACGCATTGCCCTAACTGAGGGATCAGAAGTAACAGAAGTGGGCAGTCGTCCAAGAGCGACATTATCATAGTTAAGTTGGTGTCTATCGAAAACTGAAAGTTCATATTCCTCTGTCATACTTAAACAATTGGTAGGGCAATATTCCACACAATTACCACAGAATATACATGCTCCAAAGTCTATCGAATAATTTCTAAGTTCTTTTTTCTTTGTCTGTTTGTTCATCACCCAGTCAACGACTGGTAGATTAATTGGACATACTCTAACACATACCTCACAAGCAATACACTTGTCAAACTCGTAATGAATACGACCACGATACCTCTCAGATGGGATTAATTTTTCATAAGGATACTGTATTGTGACAGGTCTCCTTCTCATATGATCAAAGGTTACTCCTAACCCCTGTAGCATATATTTAGCAGTATCTTTAACTTCTTTTAAGTAATTAAAGATTCCTTTTATCATGCCTTTTTATTCTTATAGAGTGTAATAAACCATGCTCCTAATCCTAATGCTAATATGCAACCAACTGCTGCACCAGTAGGAAAAGGATAGTCTACACCAGTAGACTCCCATGTTCCAGGAAGTAGGTAGACTGAAGGTTTAGATAGAAAGAACATTTGTTAACCTCCGTGTGGGTTCTGGAAGACTTCTCCAATCTCCCAACAATTAATACCCTCACTTCTAATTATATCCATAGTAAGTTCTACAGTATTATCAGGAACTATTACACAATATCCTATACCCAAATTAAATACTCTCTTCATCTCTTCCTTATCAATCTCACCAGCAAGTTGAATCTTCTTAAAGACCTCTGGTAATGGCCATGAATCATAATCAACCCTTACTGTAAGACCTTCTGGCAAACATCTAGGAAGGTTCTCAGGGATACCTCCTCCTGTTATATGTGACATACCATATACAGTATCGACCTCATCTAATAATCTCTTAACTACTGATGTATAGATTCTAGTAGGAGTAAGAAGTTCTGGTGTGGGACTTGGATCTTTAATCTTACCACCACCCCATGCTTCTTCATATCCTTGCTTATAAAAAATCTTATGTCTCCATAACATATCATTAATCAAAGTATAACCATTACTATGAAGTCCACTACTTTCTAATCCTATAACTTTATCACTTGGTTTAATACTTGATCCATCTATAATTTTCTTTTTCTCTACTAAACCAGTACAAAATCCTGCAAGATCATACTCTCTCTGTCTAAAATGTTCTGCTGTCTCTCCACCTATTAGTTCTACTCCTGCTATCTCACATCCTTTAAGAATACCAACCATAATATCAGCAACATTCCCATCTATCTTCTGAGTAGAAACATAATCTAAAAAGTATAATGGTTTTGCTCCACAAGTAATCACATCATTAACACACATAGCAACTAGATCTATACCTATAGTAGTATAGTCTCCAGAAATCTGACATATATTAATCTTAGTACCTACTCCATCAGTACCAGAAACCAAAACAGGTTCACTATATCCATCAGGTACTTTAAACATACCACCAAATCCACCAATACCTGGTGCTTTCTCTCTAAGTTTTTCAACAAAAGCATTTCCTGCTTCGATGTCAACTCCCGAAGTTTTATAATCCATAATAAAAATTAATTAATTAATATGCTTCAGCAGCAAGTCTGACTGCTAATGATAAAGAGACTCCCATGACTGTGAGTCTACTCATCCACCACATAATTTCATGCTTGTATTTTGTAATCCTTTTCATTCTAGCATCCCATAGGAATTCCTGCAAACCTAAGACGAGAGATGTTATCAACCTCTTCGCTGGTGCAGTAATCAATAAAATGAGGATGCTCCTGCAGATAAGGAACATCCTCTTTAGAATTTTGTATTGCATCGTATGCACTCATGGCATATTCACATATTTCATGCTTGTGATGTGCCGTGTCGTGATAACCGATTGTATAATGTCTTTGCTTAGTCAGGGGCATGATCTTTTCAATCCCATACTAACCATATTTATAGCATATCTAGTAAAAATTACCTATTTGAGTGTGGACTCCAACACTCTGTTAGAGAACCTGAACAACCCCATAGCAGTCAGGAATCTCATGACATAACTTAGATTCTATACCTTGCTTCAATGTAATAGCACTCATAGCACAAGTAGAACATGCACCACCTAACCTTACTTTAACAAAATTAGTTTCGTGTTCTATCTCAACGAACTCCAACCACCCACCATCTGCCTCGATGTAAGGTTGAAGTTCTTCTAATACCTTAATTACATTCTCTTCAGTTAATTCCATTAAAGTAGGATAGCACCTATGACAAATCCTTTAGCAAAGGAAATACAAAGCATTTGATAATCAGTCAAGTTAAACTTATCCTGAAACTTCTTTGCAATTTTTTTATCCCATTCCTTCACATGGTATAACGCATGTGCAACTGGATTCATTTTTTCGTGATCTTTACAAGACATAATTACCTCCTTACATTTTAAATGGTGGTTCTTCTTTCTTAGGTGCTTGAGCAGTTAACTGTAATGGTGCTTGTTCAATTCTTATTGTTTGAGCAGGTGCGGTCTGAGTTGCTTTCTCAATCAACCTTTCCATATCTGCTTTAGATACTTGAGCTCCTCCATTACCATTCATCTTCATAGTTCCATCACCTTTTTTACTAGCAGTTTGAATTCCAAAGCTAGCTAAAACTCCAGTGAAGACTGAAGCAATGAAAGTTGGATCTATTTTTTGTTGGGGTACACCTGGAATGGCAACATAATTTAATGTCAATATTCCCCCCGACCAGGCAAGAACGGTAATTCTGACCATTGTACTGATGATTGCTGCTTGTTCCTCATGATCTGGAAGAATAGCATCTTTTATCTTACCGAAAGTACCTTTCTTTTTATCATCTTTCTTTACTTCCTTTACTGGATCAGTCATTAAAATAGAGCAAGGCTCTATTATTTAGAATTGAGAAACTCCCAACCCACCAGAAGGAACAGGTGCGACAGCTTGTGGTGAAGAAGGACTAGCAAGATCATTAGCACCAGTAGGAAGTGCTCCACCTAGTCCTGCACCACCAAGTCCACCCATAACTGAACCAAGTGCTTTCTCTTTAACATCTTCTATGATGGCTTCCCGATTAACGTAAACGTAACCAACAGTGCCAACAACGGCAATAGATACAGCAGCAGACGCAACAGCAAGTACATTAATTAGTTTTTGCATTTTTATAATTCAAGTGATTTATTTATAAAAGACTGTCTGTAAGCATTATAATAATCAACGACACCTGCACTTATAACATATTTCTCTACCCATTCATCAGCACACTCATAGATTGCTTTATTATTATTCTCATGTCCATACTTCTTAAGAAGTATTGATAATACCTCTTTTCTTAATTTCAATTTTTCATCAGAATACTTTTCTTTAATCATTTGGTAAGTTCCTTAATTTTATCTCTCCAGTATTCTCTGTCATCTTCAGAGATCCAAGGAGAATGAACCATGACATGTGCATGTTGCAACCATTTTTTATCATCCCAATCCCTACGTGGTTCTGAGATGTAATCTTTAAGCATCTTTCTGTTGCTTCTCTTCTTGTTTGATTCTTTTCTTTACCATCTTAGCATAATATACATCCCTTTCACTATACCACTCTGGATGTTTCTTTGCAAGTTTAATAAGTTTCTTTGCTGCTTTTTTGTCCTTCATTAATTACTCTAGGTTTTCTTCTTGCTCCGTAAGTATTACGCAATCAGATTCTGGAGTAGCAACACAGAGAAGAGACCATCCCTCTTCTAATTGATCTTCGTCTAAAAAGGATTGTTCATCGTTATTGACTGTACCTTCTAACACTTTACCTAAACATGCTGAACATGCTCCTGCTCTACATGAAGATGGAAGATCCAGACCCTCTTCTTCTGCTGCTTCTAAGATATAAGTATCTTCATCACAGTCAAAAGTAGTTTCTGTACCATCGGGTGATTGAAGTGTGATAGTATACGATGCCATGTGATTTATGCGACAACCGTATTATATATTAAATACTTATATCAACCCCAATGATCCTGCTGTAATACCAACACAAACAAAGAATCCAAACTCCAACAACCCATGTGCAGATGCAGGAGTGTTAATAAGTATATTATTGAAAAACGAGAGATCCAACATTTGTGTATGCTACGAGGGCTATGACCCCGACGAAAATTAACTGTTGCATGTGACTAGGTAAAAATACTCTCTGTATTATATAGGTATTTCTACCTTACTGTCAAGAGAATGATGATACCTAGAACACCAACCATTGCTAAACGACCATTCCATCGTTCAGCAAATCTCCAATATGGGTGGGACAAATCAATCATGCTCCTGATGGTACTGTTACGGGTTGCATTTGAGAAACACGTATACCTTTACCACCATCCTGATCATCGTCATCATCATTAATTGCTCTTAGGATAAGTTCAACCAACACTAAAGCAGCCATAGGGTAGAAGCACCATAAGACTGCTGTGAGTGGTGTTATTGTATCTGATGCGGCTGATAAGTCGCCCATATGTTTTGATATTGTAATAAGTTACGAGTAATTATTTAGTTTTGTAAACATTTAGGTAATTACACCTGCTATTGAAGCGGTTGCTGCTGAAACTACTAGTAAAGGCAAGTTTATTGCTACCAGTAGTTTCACTAGATCAAATCTTCTGATCATAAACAACCTGCAGGACATTACACTAAACCAGGAATGAGTTGCCCAGTGAAGCTGTAACTAGCGAAGGCAGCAACGCAACCAACGATAGCAGCAATACCATTCCACTTCTCAGCGATGGAGAAGTCAACTTGATCGTTTGTTTTTTCATTTGTTTTTTTAGACATTAGAAGATACCTGGAATAAGATGACCTGTTGTTGCATAGGAAAGACCGAATACCCAGATTCCTAGCATTGCAGCACGACCTTGTGCTCTTAAAAAGATGTTTTCGTTTTTCATTAGAAGATACCTGGTATGATTTGTCCAGTTGTAGCATAAGCACCTAGTGCTGCTGTTACTCCTAACATGGCCATCCAGCCATTAAACTTTTCTGCTTCTGGTGTCATTGTTTGAACTCCTTTTCTTGGATTTAATAGGGGTAGAAAGTGACCAGCACTTGCTGGTGGTGTAAGAGACCTTTAGACTCTAAAAGATGCCTGGTATAACCATCCCAGTAAGGATGTAGTTATGAACGGCAGCAAAGAAACCAATCATGGCAAGTCTGCCATTAAGTTGCTCTGCATTTTCCCAATAGTTAACGTCAATAACTTCTACTTGAGGTTCATGAGCAAACATATTCTGCTTGCCATACTCAGTAGTAGTATAACGTTTCATACTGTCGTTTGAAGTTGTCATTCGTTTGTAAAGAAACGTAACATAATTATATATAAAAGATTAAGTTTTGTCAAATAACTTTACATTAGTGGTATCCGAACAATAAAAAGGAGGTCTTATACCTCCTATTACCATACCTTATCTTAGCTTATCTTAATAATCATCATCATTGTATCCTGTATTACTTTTTACCCATTCAGCATTATTTTTACAGTACGCATCAGCATCTATCTGCATACGCCAATGAGTAACAGTATGAAGTGTTTGTATCATTACTACCATGAACATGAGCATCACTGGACCTATCCAGAGTGGATGCATTACTATGTCTTCTGTCTTTTTCATAGCAATATTATAGCATAAAAAAAGACCCCTGCAAAGCAGAGGTCTTGAAGTTCCGACTTTTGTAGAGACCGCACGAAAGGTCTCACACATATTTATAATCAGAATGTGAACTTAGCACCAAGCTTAGCACCCCAGTTAACTGTATCGTCACCAGAAACTTCCTTAGTGATACCAGAAAGCTCACCGTAGACTCCAAGAGACTCAGTAGCAGCAACGTTAACACCAACTTTACCAGAGATTTCTCCCTCAGAACCGTCAGTACCATCTACAGCAACGAAAGAAGGACCGATTTGTGCATAATAGTCAGCATTAGCACCAAGAGCACCTTCGTAACCTACGTGTAGGTCTGTGGTTGCACCAGAGTAGTCTCCATCTGGATAAGAGATATTGCTCTCAACATTCACGTATGGACCAGCAAAAGCTGCACCAGCGAATAGGAATGGAGATGCTGCTACTGCAGCGATTGTTGATTTGATAGACATGTTTTTTTATTAGTATCTCGCATAGGGACTAGAAAACCCCCTGCGGATGATAGCATCCCCGACATGGGATACTGTTTACATTCGCAAAGGGTTACGATTCTTTCGAGTCCTTTACTGAACTGTCATGTGACAGTTGTTATTATTTATAATACCAGATTATAAAAATGGTGTCAATATATGACAGTCACTTATGTGGTTGTCACTCCTCCTTCTTTTCTTCAGGATAAGTTTCAGGTGGTGGAGGGGGTTGAGATGCCTCTGTAACTCTTCCTAGATAAGGATCATAGTTCATATGATCTGCAATATTAATCTCTGCTCCTGCCTGTTGCCAGTATTGCCAGAGTGCTTTGTGACTACCGTTATGCCACACACCAATATGCTCTGGATGAATACTAGATCCTAATTCAATCTTATACATTAACAAAGGAATTGAGAATGTATTACCTGAATTATATACTAGATCATCTGCTACTGGTCTTGGTTTAACACCTTGATCAATCTTATACTTTTGCTCTCCAGTATATCCTCCTCTACAATGAAGTCTTACTAACTTCTCTGCATGGTGTCTACTAATTACATAGCAAGCAGTAGAGAAATCATTTACAAATCTCTTATGAAGTCTAACATGTATATCTCCTGTGCATATGATAGCAAGTTGAACTACATCCCAATCATAAGGGAAGTATGCATACACATCTATCCAATTGAAATTCCAAAACCTTACAACATCTAAGTCACAATCATCTTCCATCATGATTGCATAAGGAGCATCACTTGTATCTAAGTAATGCTTCATAGCTTTAAGATGAGAAGTGGTGCAACCAATCTCACCTGATGTTATATTAGTAGGATACAATCCTTTAATAATTCCACTTAAATCATCCTCCCTACCATCATATGCAGAGATGCGTTCATAGTTTTTAATTTCCCAGTAGTCAAATTGTTCCTTCATGTATTCCCATCTCTCTGGTTGACCATCAAGATTGATACAATAGATAGGACCGAAACCTCTCAGTTTATGAGCAGATTTATTTTTATCTCGTGTTGTCATTCACCGACTCCA